TCTCGTAATGTAGCTGCATGGCTAACAAAAGTCACTGGAAGGTATATAAGTCATGTCGGTTTATTGCATCGTGTAAAGAATGAGCGACAAAGAAGAGCCAAAATTAGCTTACTTAGGTCATGGGCCAGAAGGTACAAAGAAGCCCTTGAGCTTGCGGAAAAGTACGAAGACAAAAAGGGTACAAAAATCTACAACCAAGCCAAAAAGATCGTTGAAAGTGCCAGACATCTCGATCCAGACTACAAGTCAGGAGGAGATACAAAGGCAGGAAGTACTCATACAGAAAGTACAACAGGATAATAATGTAGTATTTAAACCTAACCTAGGCCCACAATCTTTCTTTTTAGCTGCAAGTGAACGTGAAGTATTGTATGGTGGGGCTGCAGGTGGAGGTAAATCGTATGCAATGTTAGCAGACCCCATGCGATATATGGGACATCCACAGTTTAGTGGGCTATTATTGCGACATACGACAGAAGAATTACGGGAACTGATTTGGAAAAGTCAGGAATTGTACCCAAGAATCTATCCTGGGATCAAATGGTCCGAGAGAAAGATGCAGTGGCAGGCACCAAGTGGAGCAAGACTATGGTTTTCCTACTTGGATCGTGATGAGGATGTACTTAGGTACCAGGGACTCTCGTTTAGTTGGGTAGGTTTTGATGAATTGACGCAGTGGTCAACTCCATTTGCATGGAATTACATGCGTTCTCGCTTGCGGAGTACCGCACCAGATCTGCCTACCTACATGAGAGCTACTACAAACCCAGGTGGTCCAGGTCATGCATGGGTTAAAAAGATGTTTATTGACCCTAGTCCTGCTGGTAGGGCATTCTGGGCTACCGATATAGACACAGGTGACACACTTTCGTACCCAAAAGGTCACAGTAAAGAAGGTCAACCTCTGTTTAAGCGTAGGTTTATACCTGCCATGCTCTCAGATAACCCCTATCTTGCTGAAGGCGGTGACTATGAAACCATGCTTTTGTCACTCCCTGAACATCAACGTAAGCAATTGCTGGAAGGTAACTGGGATGTAGCTGAAGGTGCTGCATTTCCAGAGTTTAACAGGCGTATACATGTCATTAAGCAGGAGAAAATACCCAGTAATTGGGTTAGATTCAGGGCTTGTGACTATGGATACGGGTCATATTCTGCCGTATTATGGTTTGCAGTAGCTCCATCGGAACAATTAATCGTATATCGTGAACTCTATGTAAGTAAAGTATTAGCTAAAGACCTAGCCAACATGGTATTAGAACGTGAACAAGCAGATGGACAGATCCGTTATGGTGTTCTTGATTCTTCCTGTTGGCATCGTAGGGGTGATACTGGTCCTTCATTGGCTGAGCAAATGATTGGTGAGGGTTGTAGGTGGAGGCCAGCAGATCGTAGTGCAGGTTCAAGGGTAGCAGGTAAGAATGAAATCCATAGAAGATTGCAAATGGATGATTTTACAGGTGAACCTAGATTAGTTATCATGGATAACTGCACTAATTTAATATCTCAACTGCCTATCTTACCCTTAGATAAGACTAACCCAGAAGACATTAATACAAAAGCGGAAGATCACTTGTACGATGCACTACGATATGGAGTTATGAGTAGGCCACGCTTCTCTATGTGGGATTATGATCCAGCTTCATCAAGATCTAGCGGTATGCCTGTAGCATGTAAAACTTTTGGATATTGATAATGGAACAATCACAAGCAAATGACTTTATTACAGATAGGCAACTAAGTCTAGACGATACACCCTCTGAGCAATTTGAGGATATGGTAGCTTCTCCTGTAATAAATATCGTAATGCAGAAATATAAAGAGGCAGAAAACGCAAGACGTATTGATGAAGAAAGATGGTTACGTGCCTATAGAAATTATCGTGGTGTTTATGGCCCAGATGTTCAATTTACCGAGTCTGAAAAAAGTAGAGTATTCATTAAAGTTACTAAGACTAAAGTTTTAGCAGCCTACGGACAAATCATTGAAGTTCTTTTTTCTAATAATACTTTTCCTCTTAGTGTAGAACCTACTATATTGCCAGAAGGTGTTGCAGGTGACGTATACTTCGATCCTAAAGAACCTAAACAAAAGCCATTACCAGAACCTTCAATGTCTTTATATGGGTATGCAGGAGACAATTCACCCCTAGAACCTGGTTCTACGTTTAATACATTAATGAATAAGTTAGGTTCATTAAAAAATAAACTTAAAAATGTAAGTGGTTTAAAAGAAGGGGTGGGCGAATCCCCAACTGCTATCACATTTAGCCCTGCTATGGTAGCAGCTAAAAAGATGGAAAAGAAAATCAAGGATCAACTTGATGAAAGCAAAGCAACTAAACAGCTAAGGCATACTGCATTTGAAATGTCTTTGTTTGGTACAGGTGTCATGAAAGGTCCGTTTGCTTTTGATAAAGAATACCCAAACTGGAAAGAAGATGGCACATATAGTCCAGTTATTAAAACAAGACCAGATACATCCCATGTAAGTGTTTGGAATTTTTACCCAGATCCAGATTCAAATAGCATGGAGGATGCTTCTTACTGCGTAGAACGACATAAATTAAATCGATCACAGCTACGTGAATTAAAGAAACGTCCTTTTTTTCGCAAGCAAGTTATTGACCAAGTAATTGAGCGTGGTGAAACCTATGTTAAAAAATATTGGGAAGATGACTTACGTGATTACCGCACCGATACTGGTATTGATCGCTTTGAAGTATTGGAGTTTTGGGGATCAATTGAGAGTTCATTACTTGAAGAGAACGGAGTCAAGATACCACGTGAGTTTGCTGGTGTAGAAGAACTACAAGCAAATGTATGGGTAGTTAATAACAGAATCATTCGTATGGTTCTTAATCCGTTTAAACCGGCTAAGATACCCTATCATGTAGTTCCTTATGAGCTTAATCCATACTCAATGTTTGGTATTGGTGTAGCTGAAAATATGGAAGATACGCAGCTACTTATGAATGGCTTTATGCGTATGGCAGTTGATAATGGCGTATTGTCAGGTAATTTAGTATTTGAAGTAGATGAAACTAATTTAGTGCCTGGACAAGACTTAAAGATATACCCAGGTAAGATATTTCGCAGACAAGGTGGAGCACCGGGACAAGCTATTTTTGGTACTAAGTTTCCCAACGTGTCTAATGAGAACATGCAAATGTTTGACAAGGCACGTGTACTTGCAGACGAAGCTACAGGTATTCCTTCATTCTCACACGGTCAGACGGGTGTGGCAGGTGTAGGACGTACTGCAAGTGGTATCAGTATGCTTATGAATGCAGCATCTGGCACAATTAAAACTGTTATAAAGAATGTAGATGATTATTTACTTCGTCCATTAGGTGAAGCATTCTTTAACTTCAACATGCAGTTTGACTTTGATCCAGAGATTCGTGGGGATTTAGAAGTTAAAGCACGTGGTACTGAAAGTTTAATGGCTAATGAGGTACGTAGCCAACGCTTGATGCAGTTCTTACAGATTGGTAGTTCACCTGCATTGATGCCGTTTACTAAGTTCCAGTACATCATTCGTGAGATTGCTAAGTCTATGGATCTTGATCCAGACAAAGTAACTAACAATATGGAAGAAGCAGCACTACAGGCTGCATTAATGGCAGCACAACAGCCACAACAACCTGCTGCTGCAGCACCTGGAGGAGTCCCCGGTGTAGCAGATACAGCGGGTACAGGAGGTGGCAATATCGGGGTGGGACAAGCACCTGTCCCAGGAGAACAAGGATTTACAGGCAATGTCCAACAACCAAGACCAGCAGCAACACCAACAGCAGCACCTCAATAGGCTTAAGAGTGTATTTAATACCCACATTGTGTGGGAAGCATTTACAGGTATATTAGAAATTAAAGCAAGAAGCTATTACAAGATTCTAGAGCAGTCTAAAGATCCAGTAGATCTGTACAAGGCACAAGGAGCATTAGATGCTCTTATGAAGATGAAAAGGCTAAGAGATGAAATCAATGCCCAAGAGTAAAGCTAAACGACAAATGAAGAAGCTGTTTGAAGATGGAGGGCTTCTTCAAGAGGGAGGTACTGTAGACAAAAAAAGTGGTAATGAAGTACCTACAGGATCATTAAAAAAAGAAGTAAGGGATGATATTCCTGCACAACTCAGTGAGGGAGAGTTTGTATTCCCTGCTGATGTAGTGCGCTTCATTGGATTACAAAAGCTCATGGAACTCCGTCAGGCAGCTAAAGAAGGTTTAGCTAAAATGGAATCCATGGGACAAATGGGGAATGCAGATGAGGCAACTGAAGAAGATACTGGAGAATTTGAAACAGAGCTTGATGACATCCTGGATGAAATTGAAAGCGAAAGTGAAGGCGAGGATGAAGAAGTAAAAAAGCCTAAAGGGGAACAGCTTAAATTAGCCGCAGGTGGTGCTGTTTCCCCTCAACCCAATCCTTTTGCTGTACCTTTTTCTGTAGAGCGTTACAGTAAAGAGGGAGAGAAAGATATCTTTATGCCTACGTTTGGTGGGCAAACACAGGCTGCAATACCTGAAGGATTCCAGAAGAGTACTAAAGTTCAAAGCTTTGGTGGTGTGTTCCGTAAACCAGAAGAAGCACAGAAAACTGTAACTGAATCTCTTGGACTGCCGACAAGTAATACATCAAAGAAAATAGAAACACCAGAAACTACCGATTTAACAAAAACAGAGCAGCCTATACCAGATGCGTATAAAGGATTAGACACAGACACGGATACAGATCAATATCTCATGAATCTTGCCAAGAAAGATGAAGAGAAATATGCAGCAGAAGATAAGGCTAAGGGTAGAGCTTGGACTCGTGGTACAGTATTAGATAACCCATTTAAAGATGTAAAAGATTTAGGCACTGTATCTGTGCAAGTTGGCGTAGATACAGATGGACAACCAATATTTGAAGAACAAAAAGCTTCATTAAAAGATTGGCTATTAAAACAAACAGATCCAGCGTCAACAAAGATTGCGGAATTGGTATCACATAAAACTACGGATATTAATAAGATAGAGCAAGATGGTGATGTCTACTACCGTATATCAGGAAAAACAGGTGGTGCAGATAGGGAGCGCATGACACAGACCTACAAGGAGATAGGCGATCAACTTGTACCTGTAGGCAAAGCTAGTTTCTATAAAGGTGCACACCCTGATGCAGCAAAGGTAAAAGGCATTGCACAAGTAGCTGGCATATTTGCTGCTCCATTTACCGCTGGATTATCCACTTCTATTGGCTCTGCCATTATGGGTGCAGGTGCAGTTGGAGCACAGACAGTTGGATCAGCAGTACTTGGTGCCGCCTTTAACGGGTTAACTGCCGCAGCTACTGGTGGGAACATAGGCAAGGCTATGATTGGTGGTGCAGCAGCAGGTGCTCTTAATGCCAATGCAGGTGAAATTACTACAGCCATTATCGGTGCAGACAATTTAAATAGCATTGCTAGTACATTAAACTTAAAGCCAGCACAAGTGTCCAATATATTTGTGGGTTCTATAGGTAGTGGTGTTACAACTGCTATACGTGGCGGTGATTTCGGTGACGTACTAACGAGCTTTAAAGATTCACTTATATCTTCTGGTGTATCTGAAATAGCTGCAGCCAATGTAATGAAATCGTTATCAGGCACAATGGACCCAGATAACTTAAGACGTATTGGCACAGCAACTAAGATGCTGTCTAATGTAGCTATCAATGCTTCTATGAAAGGTTTAGATGTTAATACTGCAATTAAATATTACGCACCGACAGTAATGACACGAGCATTGACTACCCCAGGCGGGGGATGATATAATAGATAGTTAGCTATAGAAGGGTGTAGCTTTCAACAACAATAACCCTTCATCATGGGCCACCTGATAAGACAGCCCCCACTTTAAGAGGTAAATATGTCCGATCAACAGCAAGAAGTACAACAAGTAAAAGTAGCAGGTTTTATTAAACGCTCAGCAAATCACGAACGTATTAAAGAAGAAGAGGAAGAGCTGAAACAGTTGATGGAGAATAATCCACAAGATAGTACTCCAGACAATGAACCTGAACCAGATAGTGCAGAAGAACGTAGTTTTAAAAAACGATATGGTGATTTGCGTAGGCATTCACAAAAGCAACAGGTTGAATTACAAAAGCAGATTGATGAGTTAAAAGCTCAACTAGAAACTACAGCAAAGCAAGGTATTAATCTACCTAAGACTGAAGAAGAATTAGATGCATGGGCTAATGAGTACCCAGATGTAGCCAGGATTGTAGAAACAATTGCCATTAAGAAAGCACGTGAACAATCACAAGAACTAGAAACACGGCTACAAAAGATTAATGCAATGGCAGAAGAGACTGCTAAAGAGAAAGCTGAAGCAGAGCTAATGCGTCTACATCCCGACTTTGCCAAGATTCGTGACCAGGATGAGTTCCATGAATGGGTTGAAAAGCAACCTCGTTGGGTGCAGAGTGCGTTGTACGACAATGAGAGTGATGCGGTATCGGCAGCTAGGGCAATCGACTTATACAAAGCTGACAAGGGTATTACTGCTAAACGAAGCAGACAATCAGACAAAGATGATTCAATCGCTGCAGCACGTACTGTCAGGGCTACTAATAAAGCTCGTGTCGAGTTTGAATCGGAAGATGGATTGTTCTATGAATCACAGGTAGAGAAGATGTCTTCCCGTGAGTATGAGAAGAACCAAGAAGCTATTATTGCAGCTATTCGTGCAGGTAAGTTTGTGTATGACAAGACAGGTCACGCACGTTAGTAAGTAAGGTAGCTTGACAAATTTATAATAGCTACATATAACAATGTAGAGTGAACTAATATTTACTGTCAGTGTATTTGCCGACGTAAGTCCTAACCAAGTACGACAGTAGATATTAGTCAATGTAACGCAACAACAATACTGACAGACTTACCTGAAGGTGAGTTAGCCCGATTAAGCAAGGGAAGCGCAGCCCTAACTTAACGCACCTAACCTACTCAGCCTCTGCTGTGATGTGTTGAGCGTATATAAATATATGCCTAACATACCGTAGGAGGTTATATCATGGCATTTCCAAAGGCAGCAGGTTATAATAATCTGCCAAATGGGAATTTTAGTCCCGTAATCTACAGCAAGCAAGTACAACTTGCATTCCGTAAATCTTCAACCGTAGAAGACATCACTAATAGCGACTACTTTGGTGAGATCGCTAACATGGGTGACTCGGTTAAGATCATCAAAGAACCTGAAGTTTCTGTTCAGTCTTATGCTCGTGGCACTCAAATCACGGCACAAGATCTTGATGACGAAGACTTCACCCTTGTCGTTGATCAGGCAAACTACTTTGCATTTAAGATTGATGACATCGAAGCAGCTCACAGCCACGTAAACTTCATGGCAATGGCATCTGATCGTGCAGCTTACCGCTTGCGTGACCAGTATGACCAAGACGTTCTTGGCTATCTCTCTGGCTTCTATCAGTCTGCAAAGCATGTTAACGCTGATACTGCACGTACTACTGCCCCCGGAACTAAGGCAGTTGCAACTGCAGGTTCGGATGAATTGCTTTCTTCGATGAAGCTTAAGAAGGGTGACTTTGGTAACATCACTACTGCATCTGCAGGTGATCATTCCATTCCTCTTGCTGCCCGTCTTCCTGGCGCATCTTCGCTTCCCACTGCCACTGCATCGCCTTTGATGGTTATTGCACGTATGTCACGCTTGATGGATCAGCAGTTTGTTGATACGTCTGGTCGTTGGTTGGTTGTCGATCCTGTCTTTATTGAAATCCTTAAAGACGAAGACAGCCGTTTGCTCAACAGTGACTTCGGTGGTTCTGGTCTTCAGAATGGTCTTGTTATTAACAACCTCCACGGTTTCCGTGTTTATGTTTCTAACAACCTGCCCAAGATTGGTACTGGCCCTGGCACTACAGGCACTGCTAACCAGAACAGCAACTACGGTGTTATTGTAGCTGGTCATGAAGCTGCTGTTGCTACTGCACAACAAATCACCAAGACCGAAAGCTATCGTGATCCTGACAGTTTTGCTGACATTGTTCGTGGTATGCATCTGTACGGTCGCAAGATTCTTCGTCCAGAAGCAATCGTCACTGCTAAATATAACGCAGCTTAATTGGAGGAAATATAAATGGCTACCGTTGACGTATCCCCAGGAATTCAGGCAGGTACACACCCCAGCCGTTCTGTTCGCAACATGCCCTACATGGTCGAGGCAACCCTTGACTTTGCAGTGGCTACTACCACCAAAGGCAGTGCACTTGCTGCTGCCGATGTGATTGAAGTAATTGATGTTCCAGCAGAGACTCTTGTCATTGCTGCTGGCTATGAAGTTACTTCTACTATCACTGGTGATGTTACTGTTGATCTAGGTATCACTGGTGCTGATGCAGATGCATTTGTTGATGGTGCAGTACTAGATAGCTCTGCTACTGGTTACGCAGCACAACCTGCAGCATATCAGCCCATTGTTCGTGGTTCAGCAGATACCATCGATCTCTTGATTGCAACCTCTACGACTGCTATTTCTGCAGGCAAGATCCGTGTTTGGGCATTGCTTTGTGATATTAAAGATCGTGTAGGTCCGGCTGAAGTAGATCGTGACCAGTTGGCTTAATAGCTAACTAACTATAGGGGCAGTGTCTAACAAGGCATTGCCCCATTTCTATATGCTAGATTTAAACGTATCAATTTTTCCCGGCTCCGTTAATGTTATTGCTTCATCTAACGGTCCCCTATCGGCTGAGGAATGGGCTAAGCTTGCCGCAGATAAGATTGTCTACATTGGCAATCAAACTGAAGGTCCAATCCGTGATCAAGCTATTGCATACAAAAGCCACATTCAAAAGGTAGTAGAGTACTACATTAAGCAAGCAATTGTATCTCATGAAAAACACTGGATTGAAAGGGTAAGCTAATGGCTATCACAACTGCAATGTGTACTTCCTTTAAACAAGAGCTTTTGCAAGGAAGTCATAATTTTACTGCGAGTACAGGGCACACATTTAAGATTGCCCTATTTACATCTTCAGCTACACTAGGTGCATCTACCACTGACTATAGTACCACTAATGAAGTGTCTGGTACGGGGTATACTGCAGGTGGTAATACACTTACTAATATTACACCTACGACAAGCGGTACAACTGCTTTTGTTGACTTTGCGGATACAACGTGGTCATCTGCTACGATTACTGCTAATGGTGCATTAATTTATAATACGACAACTGCTGGTGGTACAGGTACTACAGATGCAGTGTGTGCACTTGCATTTGGTGGCGACAAGACTTCCACTAATGGAGACTTTGTTATTCAGTTTCCTACTGCAGATGCATCTAACGCAATTATTCGTATTGCTTAATTACTATGGCTCTTATCTTAGCTGATAGAGTAAAAGAGACTACAACCACTACAGGCACTGGCACAATAACACTTGCTGGTGCTTCTGCAGGTTTTCAATCTTTTGCAGCTATAGGTAATGGCAATACAACTTTCTATGCCATTGTAGATAGTACAAATAATGCGTGGGAAGTTGGCATAGGAACATATACCGCAACAGGTACTACATTGAGCAGAGATACCATTATCTCATCTTCTAATAGTAACAATGCGGTTAATTTTTCATCTGGCTCTAAAGATGTGTTTGTGACACTTCCTGCCTCTAGAGTAACAGGATCTTCTAATATTGATGGTGGATTACCTGATTCATCATACAGCTCTATTGTCCCATTAGATGGGGGAACACCATAATGCCACAGCAAATTCAAGTACGTAGGGGCACTACAGCCCAATGGTCATCTGCAAATCCTACACTTGCTGCTGGTGAATTGGGCGTAGATACGTCACTTACTAAGTTTAAAGTCGGTAATGGATCTACTGCATGGAATAGTTTAGGGTATGCAACTATAACTTTTCAAGGTGCATATGCTGGGGGTACAACGTATTACCCCAATGATATAGTCACATACAACAGTGAAACATACATTTGTATACTTCAGAGTGTTGGCAATTTACCTACCAATGCTACTTATTGGTCTTTGCTGGCCGCTAAAGGTACTGATGGTGCCGTCACCCTAAGCACTGCACAAACACTCACTAACAAAACCATATCCGCTAGTAACAACACGTTGACTGGACCTGATGGAACTACTCAGGTTGGTTACTTAAGTTCTCCTCAGAATAGCCAAACAGGTTCTACCTACACATTAGTGCTTGGCGATGCGGGTGATCATGTTTACTTCACTGGTGGATCTACAGCAACGCTTACAGTACCTACCAACGCTTCTGTAGCATTTCCTACAGGCACAACGATCTTAGTAGTTAACAACAACAGCGGTTCTCTAACCATCTCCGGTGCTGGCGTGACCTTTCAGCTAGCCAACGGTGCTACTGGTAACAGAACGGTAGCCACTAAAGGTATGGCATCACTGTTGAAAGTGGCTACAGATACTTGGTGGGTAACTGGACCAGGAGTGACCTGATATGGCTGGTAATCTGACAGCAATGATTGCGTCTATCTTTTCGGGTAGCGCAGTCACAGCAGATCCATTCTTTGAGAATGTCACGCTACTGCTTCCTGGCAACGGTACGAATGGCGCACAGAACAATACGTTCTTAGACGGTTCTACCAATAACTTCACCATCACCCGCAACGGAAACACGACACAGGGTACGTT